CTCCCGGCGTACTAAACCAACTACCAGCACCCACTCCACCAAATGCCCAATGACTCGGGCCATTAAAGTTAAGTGCTCCCACCATCGTATCGCCAGCAAGATTAACTTTTGTTGTAAGTTGATTATCAACATACGTCTTATCAGCTTTGGTAGTAAGTGTTGCACTAATTGTACCAATCTGAGTATCAACATATCCCTTATGTGCTGCATCTGTAGCGACAGTTGGATTAGCGGCAGGCAATGTAAGCACACCTGTCATCACCGCAGCAGCACCACCAGCTTTAGCAACTTTCTCAGTATCCAATTCGTTAAGTGCTGCTTGAACGTTTGTTGAAGATAGACCTCCCGCTGGTGTAGTGGGAAGAGTAGATGCAGCAGTAGCAGTAACGAGTTGCCACGCTCCAGTACCCGCGTTGTTTTGCCGTCCGTAGATCGCTCCGCCGGTCGGTGGTTCGGGAATGATACCTTGTGGTCCTGTAGGTCCCGGAATGCCTTGATCGCCCTGTATGCCTTGCGGACCTTGAATACCCATCGGTCCAATCGGTCCAACTGGTCCTTCAATTCCACTAACAGCGATCCACCAATCTTCATGTGTACCGCTACCACCAACAACTTCGACTTCGACTGTCAATATTGATCCCGTATAATCACTAACAGCACCCCACATCCAATCAACGGTAGGATTAGCACTACTTGCGATAGTGACCTTCGCACCTGGAGCAAACACTCTGCCTGATTGCGTACCAAATACCTTCGTCCCCGTGCCAANCGTTACAGCACTATCAGANGTACCCATCAANGATTGAATGAAGTCAACACCCATCCAATACGTAGGATACAGGAGACGATGTTCAGCNAANGTCATCGGNGCAGGAGGACTTANATGTCCAACGAAGCACTCGTAAGCCTCCGCACCGTCGATATCAACCGTGCGATCACCCACTTCATATTCGACGCTATTCTTCCACACACCTTTAAGACTATTCGATCCTGACATTAGATACATAATGCCATCGATAGTCTTCAGATTGCGTTCGTAGTACGTATGCCACGCTGGAAAGTCGAACGTGGGTACTTCAAGATCAAAGTACGTCGTGTACTCTTTAACAGGTCCGATGCTCATCGATCTCTTCCCACTATTTTGTAACCGAAGATGAACGCGATGAAACGGAGAGGCTCTATAGTCGAACCGAAGATACGAAACTTAAACAATTTCCCTCGTGCTTCAAAAGGTATCGGTCGTTGTCTAATGGCGAGGCGACCAGTACCATGTGATTGCTGATGGACACCGAAGCCACCTTCATCACCACCAACCATGTCCATCGATAATAGAGGAGTACGCGCACCTGTAACCTTATGCTTATAATAGTAATCAAGATACATCTCAACAGTGAACCGATCTCTTCCTTTAGCATCAACGTTTATAGTTTTCAGCAGTTTAGTCATATCTCTCTTATCGAAGTCAGCCCACGGGAACTCAATGTCGAAGTTGATAGGCATGCCTTTATAAATGATCCAGTTATCAGGGAAACTTTCCCTCTCTACTTCAAACGAGTCATCAACCGAAGTCGTGTTTGTCTTCTGTGCGGTGTACACTTCATTAGTCAGTACATCTCGCACCTTCGTCCCTGCTGTATACGTAGTGTTATTAGCGTAGATGTGATCGTAGAGGCCCATGTAATCAGCGTGAATGGGATCGTAGCGATTACCCATTCTCCAGATGTGACTTTTATCAGCTAAGAAGACACGACCGTATAGTGATGTGGTACCCGCTCTAAAGTCCCATCCTCTATAGCGCGACCAAGCCTTAATCTTCAGCCCTTTATTATACGTGAGAGCATAAGCAATAGTCTCTGTCCTCTTACGTGTGATATCTACTGCAATGCCTCCGAAATTGAGAGGCTCAACGATGATGTTAAGGAGACGGAAGGATATAAGGTTCTCATTTAACACAGCTTCGACTGTACATTCCGCAGGTATATCACCAGAGGGTATCGACCTCTTAGTATCGGTTAATCCTGATAGCGAGAACTTCTCACCTTCTACCATGCCGTGATTAGGAGTGTTTAGTACCGCTCTATTAGTACCAACATCTACGAATAGATAATAGATGGGATCATTCGGTAGACGTACCTTTACATCATCGTGATTAGGGACAAATAAGACGTAGCGATTATCGTGCGTACTGTAGACTGAGAAGATATCCCTCTCTAATGTCTTCGCTGTCAATCGCGATATATTCATCTGTAGCATCGGTGCGATAAATTCACTCATCCTAGATGGTATAATAGAGTTATCGAACTGTGATTTCGCAAAAGACGGCACACCGATCGGATCAGCCATCACCAAGTCGAAACCGAGAAACACCATGCTCTTATGTGCAATAGCTCCATGTCTTGCGACACTATCCGTAACTTCTGGTCGATGCTGCGTACCGTCAAAGATACCAAGTTCGACCATCGCTACCGTATCGTCGAACGCTACTGCAAGGAAGTTTCTAAACTTGTTAACCCCTCTGATGAATACCGATGAGCTATTAGTGTTATTAAGCTCAATCGCCACACCATCGTTATCAGTTTCATCCGCCGGGTTCTGCCATGTACCGCTACTATTAGTCGCGCTAATATGTACCTTATATGGCATCAATGGATCACCTGCCATTATCAGCCACTTATCAATAGCACACACATAACGACATACAGGTACGTTTACCGTACTATACTCAGCACCCGCATCAGCCAAATACGTACAGTTAGGTGTCTTTTGGAAATTAATAATCACCGGCTTATCGATACCGTTGACGATAATCAACTCACCCTTAAAGATAGCCGATGATGCGTAGTCGATATTACTCCATCCTGGTCCGGGAGTTACAGAACCCGGAGTAATGAATGCCTTAGAGTGATCCCATATCTTCGTAGTCTGCATTGCCGCATTGACTTTAACTATCTCACCTAAACTATCAACAGCGACGAGTTGTTCATCATAATAGACAAGCTCAACAATATCACCAGCGAGGAAGTGTGTATCCTTCGTCACTGTCTTCGCTGCATTATCGAAACCAGTTACAGTAGCCGCAGTCGTCATAACGAGGTGGAAGCGATCCGCTGACTCGATACGTACACCGAATGTCTTCCCTATAATCTCCTCGCTCTTCAAACCGAGCATATTAGTCCAGCCATTCACGAACGTAATATGATCCCCATTCTGTAAGCCATGAGCATTATAATCACATACTAACGACCGCTGTCCTATAGTCCATGCGATACTAAATACAGCAGAGCCGGTTAATACGCTTCCCCGTCGGAGGTCAACGAATAACTCCGTGCCCCATCTAACAGAAAGGGTGTTATCAACGCCTCTATGTATATTATCCAGCACTGGTTGAAATGATGAAGACAAATTAAGTTCATCGTCAACAACATTTAACCCACCTCCGAAGTCTCTGATGACTGTTGATTTAAGTGGAGCCATTACCAAGTCATCCATTCAGTAAACGGACTACCTGCTGGTGCGCCGAATGGTATCGGTCCTCTATTCATCGCCTCTCGTAATTGTGCTTCACGTTTAGCTGTAGCCTCCATAAACTTCTTCACACTATTAGGCGCATCCTCATCATCAGCGAGATAATTGAAGGCAGTCGCGCAGACTAACAAGTCATCATCGAGATGAACTTCATCATTAGCTGTAAACGGTTTAGGCTTGGTACGGTAAGTGACGCGAACGTAGCCTTCCGTCTCTACAGGGATGACTTGAAATATACTATCATCCGGTGTCGATGTGTAGAACTTGCGATACGTAGCTGCATTCGCATGTGCAGGGAGTGCAGGAAGCGGTGTTCCTTCCTCCTGTAACCAAATGTATCTAATATCATCTATCCGCTTAATCTTATCCCTTAAATCCTCAACAACTCGACCATCTACACCATTAAGAATAAACATCGCTCTATTCGTAGTATACCGCGGCCACCAATAATGATCGAAGAATATGTTAAACTGTCTCTGCATTATAGCGGCAAGTACATCCTCGCTATACTGCTGGACACTAATACCCGGCTCTTGTCTCAATTCAACAAGCGTCTTACGAATAAGGTCTGCAAACGTCGACATCACTACCTCCAAGAATAACGGGACCGCTTACACGTATAAGCGATCCCATTACAACTTAACCAGCGTAGTGAGCGATACCATAGAGTTCAGTCAAGTCAGCAAGACCGATGATAGCAAATGTCTTCACACCGTTGGAGGCGGAAGTGAAGTCAACACCACCACGAGGATCACTACTGCCTGCTGTCTGTGCAACATTGTTAGCTGCACCATACGTAGCAGTACCCGGAGTTGCTGCAAGTCCATCTTCGAGCCAGTTCTGCACCGCTACTGTACGATACGGAACACCGAGAACATCAGTATAGCCGATGTTCACAGTAGTAGCCGCACCGTTAGGAGCAGTCCACGTCAACAAGTCCAAGCTGCGATAAATCTTAAGCGTATTAACCGCAGTCGCACCATTAAGTGTCAGCGTCTCACGAATAGGCTGCCCCATATAGTCGCGACCTTGAATGGTAACGACGTTTGCAGCAGTAGCAAGTGAGACGAACGAAAGCTGACGCCCAAACGGACCCAACTTATCACGATAGCCAGCAGTGAAGACGTTACTACTACCAGCTACCGCCCAGTTACCCGCAGCGAGAATACCGTTCGCACTGAGAGCAGGCACCGCACCATAGTCAGCACGATACTCACCAGTCACATAGTCAATATCCGCACTGAACTGCGCGTCCGGTACGTACATATTAACTTGCTGGTTCCAAGTATCGAAGTGCTGAGAGTTTACGCCCTGAGCCATAGTTATTCTCCTTTCTTCTTGAGCGGCTTCTGAATAACCCCGACTACATCGCTCGTCTCAAGATCAACGAGTTCAACGTATTCGGGATCACCAACAAGACGCTCCACTTCTGCACGGGTTCTCACTCGGATAGAGTGGCCTTTTGGAAACTTGAGGATAAACGAAGACGGTTCCTCAATCTCCGAGTACTTAAAGAGGCGCTTCTCTTTGTCATAAGAAGCGACTCGTCTCTTATACGGCCCACCTTCTTCCACCAGGAATTTAGGTACAGGCTTATCGACTCGCGATTGTACTGCTTGTGCCATCTATCTCACTCGTTAATGAGAACGGCGTGAGTGCGGTATGCCTTCCAAAGACAGAACTGTCCTTGCCACACGACACGCGATCCGTTTGCATCCACATTCCACGGCGCGGTAAGTTCTTTCACCTTCATATTCACATGCTTGAGCACATGAAGGCGTAGATATTTAGAGTTGATGAAGTATGCCTTATTCACAGGGCAATCTTCATCGTACATCATCGGCACGGATTGATGGCTAACACCTTTGAAACCAAGGTCCATCATCTTCTTGCCGCTGTTGCTCTCACCAAGATTAATGGTGATCTTGTCTCTGACCGCAGCACGATAGATGCGGTACAGGTTACGTCCACAGAGAATGATATCAGGCTTCTCACCTTTAACAGTGAGGTCCATCAATACGTCATCGAACGCCTCTTCAATGTTGGTAGAGTCAATACCGCCGACATTGAAGTCATAAGATGAAGTGCGCCACTGAGGTTCAGCAGCACGATTAAGACCAGCCAACGTTCCAGTAGTTGGATCGTCCGGTATAAGAGACGCCAAACCAAGTGGATCAGTACCACCACCCGCAGCATAGAGATAAGCGGAGAACTGTTCCTTGATGCTCTCTTCAAGGACTTCCATCTTCGCTTTCATCAGCTTGAAGATTTGCGCACGTCCACGGTTCTCATCTTCCTCTTGTTCGGAGATGATAACCGTACCAGCGAAACGCGACCAACCATAACGAATAGTCGTAAACTCATTCGTCTGATTAACCGGGAGCGTCTGGTAGTACTCATACGTACCTACGTTCGGATTTCTGCCGACCGTGAGAGGATTAGTGATTTCCCAACCGCCATCTTCATATTCGACGCGGTTGGTAGCCATCGCCCACGCAACGAATGCGTTGGATTTAACTGCCGCCATAATCAACTTGCCACGCGACTTAGTGAGCGTGGAGTTGAGGACTGTTGCTAGTGTTGACATTACCCTTGATATCCTGACTCTTGGAGTGCTTCGTCAATGATCGATGCATAGCTACGATCAGGAGAAGCGACCTCTGTCCGACGTTCTGTCATCCCGTTACTCGGTGTTCTACCGTTAACAATTGGACGACGACGAGATGCCTGTTGCCCCGGCTGTTGGCCTCCACGTTGCATAACAGCAGCGAGTTGAGGACCAAGAGGTTGTTCGAAATCCAACCTATTCCGAAGCGCAAACTCGCGTACTCTAAAGTATGCCTCGACTTCATTGAGGCCCTGAGTTCGCATTAAGTTTGCGATAGCATCCTGATGCGGATCAGCGTCAGGGTATTTAGACAAGAATGTGTTATATCGTGTATGGACTGCTTGAGTGACCCGTTCGTTCTCTGCTCGCTCTTTATTAATCTTGTCAAGAGGAGCTAAACGATCATCAAGCATCTTCCTAATGGCATCGGTCTGAACTGCACCTATGTTCGAACCGAGTAATTTATTAAGATCGACACCTTTAGCTGATGCCTCCGCTAGAACAATCTGCACTAGCTGCGCAGGATTATTCTTGAACAGGGCCATCATGTCAAGGGCCGCAGCCGTTTCGTCGTTATTTAGTCCGAGCTTTGCAGGTGCCCCGTTAAGGAAGTTCGCCTCACTCTGCTGCGCCCTTACCTGTTGTAACTCGCGCTCTTTAGCATCTAATAGACCACGATATCGTCTGTTCTGCTCATCTAATCTACGACCACGACCAGCAGGAGCGACTATGTTACCGCGTGCGTCTATAACATTACCAGCTTGATCGTATCGTACTTGACCTTCGTCTTGCTGGCGTAATTGTGTAGGGTCTTGCGGTTGCTGTTGTTGCTGTTGTGGTTCACCAGTATCATCAGCTTCTTGTACATTATCAAACTCATCACCAGCACCGACATCTTCTTCAAGACCCGGTACTGTATCAAGCATCTGGTCGTCTACTTCGTTATTGAGGGACTCCCTGCGGGGCGCCATTTGTCTGTCCTCTATTGATTGATGGTTGCTTCGGAGTCGCATGTTCATTTGCGATCTCGGTAACTCTGTTCTGCTTACCCTGTTGTACTCTCATCATTACTTCTTCGACAGCTTGTCGTATCGGTACACCTTTAGCCATTGCCGCTCCGATAGCTTGTTTAGCTTGCGGAGGTAGTTGATTTAGCTGTTGCTCCATCTCAGCAACTTGATCCCCACCGGGTTGTTGTTGCTGTTCGGGTTCTTCAGGTGCGAGTTGTTTCTCAACAGACGCCCTCAACATTGCCCAATCTTCTTCAGTGATAACTACCTCATCAAAAGCACGTTCAAACATACGTAGAATTATAAGCATTGTAGCGGGGACAGCTTTACCAAACTGTCCGAGAACCTGACCCATTTGTAAGGCTTCTTCTTTCTTCGCTCTAGCAGTCGGTTTGAGTGCAGAACCACCGACCATGCGTAGTGAGAACTTCGATTGAAACTCTTGCGGTGTCATTGGTGTCATCGCGGACCATATTTCACCGCATTTATCTTCAACGAGAGCAGCGACCATCTCAGCAGGCATCTTACTTACACATAGTTCTAATAGTGTAGCACCCACGTTACCAATGAAGTCCTCTATCTGGTCAATCTTCTCATCAAGACGTGTCTGTGTCTGTGACTCATATGACTCGATAGCCTTATTAGTTGTATTGGTCTTATACTCCACGCCTCTCATCACATTAGTAACAGACGAGACGCGATCGATTGCTTGTAGATAAGGCTGTGGATCGAATAACTGCATAAACTGACCAGATGGTGGAGGTACCGAGAAGATAAGGTCTTGTATCTTCTTACCATCAGGTACCTTCACACCAACTGCTCCACCTTTCTCAGCACCACTGAGGAAGTTGGATACTATACTGCTGTCCTTGATCGCATCGATATCGTAGAATAGGTTCTTCCGTGTCCACGCTATCGCCCTACGACGTTCACTAGCTATCTCATTAATCGCATCCTGCTGATCGAGATAATACATCACCTCAGATCGAGCATAGTCGCCCTCGGGATCGGTATAAAACTCCAAACAAATGACCGGGAAGAAATTGGTGAGATTGTAAGGGTCGTCCCATACCCATACAGGCCACGACCAGTTCTTATCGTTAAACAACAAGAGTCGTCGTGTAACTTTATCGTACACTCTCCAAACTTTTGTGTACTTCGCTTTGTCAAACGTGTCTTCATCATCGTACCCATAGCTGTGATAATCCTTATGTCCGTCTAATAGAGAAAAGTTGTTAATCTCCTCATCGTGTCCACCGCTCGACTTCGCATTCAATATATGCGTCGGGGCGTAAATCGACTCCCACTCGTCCTCTTTATCCTCCTTCTTCTTAAAGTATATCGCCCGTAGCAGCGTTGTAGGAACGAAGTCAGCAATCATAAGCCAATTACAATCAGTCAAATCATTATGAGTAGTGGCAGGATCACGTAGTACATCTTTCGGGTGTCGAAACTTACACCACGGGCCACTCGGACTGAGGACGTTGATCTTATCTTCAAGTGCAGCCAAACATCCCTCTATCTCTTCAATCTCGTGAATGTCTTTCGCCTTCGCAAGTCTATCCGCTTCATGTTGTATCTCAACAAGCGTCGCCTCACTACTATCCTCCTTCTCCGTCCATCCCAACTCTAAATACGCGACATTCGTAAGTGTACACATAATGATACACTTACGAGCTTTAGGCTTGAGATTTATACCGGGGGATACCTTTTTCGAAAATAGCGCATTAACCACTCTCTCGCAGCAAGTCGAGAATGCAGTAGTCTTTTCGTCTTGTTTATCGTTAGGGGTGAGTTCGACATCGGGGTTTTTGGCGTAGGTAGCTGGTACAAGTGCGGTAGTGTTCGCGAATACAACGTTCTCCGTTTCAATGTGCTCATCACTGATACCTGTCCCCTTACGTGACATCCGAGATACATTCGGGCTGCCTTCTACATTACTATGTGTCACCTGATCGTTGTTATAATACCTAATGCATTCATCCCATGCGTCAGCGATGCCTTCATTCTTAAGCTTCGCCTTCGCCTGATCGCGTCGAGATTTCCACAGTTTCCCCATCTGCTTCGATACGGGTATCTTAGTATCTGCCATCATCTTATATGATGGTGAATATTCCTCTTTACCCTTCTCAGGTTTAATCCCACCTTCAACAAGGCTTTCACTAATCGCCGCAGTTGCAACGTCATCCGGTTCCATTACACTATCTCGCTCATCTGTTGCTGGCGTTCTCTACCATGACGCCACTTACGCGATTTAGGCTCAACTATATCACTTTCCATCCACTGTAGATATCCAGGTTCTTGATTAAGTCGTGGATCGAGACGAGCGATAGCCTCTAGCTTCGTGAGCATATACTTCGTAGTATCCATTGCGTGGTCATTACGATCATTCGGCTTATCGTCTCTCTCACCTTTACTATCCTTATCCCAATAGTACCCACCTATCTCATCAATCCACCAATCTAAGTCACGAGATACGTATAGGTGAGGAGCACTGAAGTCACCAGTAAAAGGATTACGATGAAAGCGACTAATAGTGAGATAACTTCCGACTTTAACAATGCCGCCGAGAATGTCATTATTACCCCGACGCATCGGGACACCGAGATTAGCAAATTGACTAGCCACTGTCTCATTGACGTTACCACTATTACCACCGTATCGCTTAAAGATATTCGGATCGGCCCAACAGTCTTGATCCTGTGGTAATCCCCATCTCTGTCTTATAGACCGTATCTTATCGGCTTGCTCTAATATTCCCATCTCGCTCTTGTAGAAACCGTCCACGATAATAACGTTGCCATCATTATCAACGAAGGAGAGCAAATAGCAAGATGGGACTGCAATACCGAAATCGTAGCCATCTATAATAGGGATCATGTACCCGTCGTCGATCAGCTTATTCCACAGCTTCATTATATCCGTATGTTCGACGCTATGTGTTATATCATTATACTGTGGGTATACTAGACCCTCATATGCTGCCCACTTACCTAATAGGAAGCGATCTTTCATCTGTCCGGTATAAGTGGACTCTAATCCTTGGATGACATCAGGCTCTAGGACGTGGGCGTTTTCATACGTACTACCTTCGATCACATCTAACAGGGGTTGTACTTTTCCATCCACCGTAATAGGTTTACTGTCTTTATCCCTTAAAACTATTAGGTCGTTCGTTATAACTCCCCGCTCCTTATATAAATGGAATGGATGGACGAGACGCTTATATACCCAATTCCTCGTAGGATTACAGGTTAAAATCATCATACGCGGACCGGTATGTGGCATCGTAGGATCATCACCGATATACGGAGTAGACCCAC